GGTCTCGTGGATAAGATTGATAAAGAGTTTATTCCACCTTCAAGTGAGAAGAATGGGTATGAATGGGAAAAGTGTTTGAAGATTATGAGGGAGAAACTAAAATGACTGAAGAAGAATGAACAACTTTGAAATATTCTTTTACTTCGTTTGCTTTGCTGCCATTGCTGGTGCTGCATTTGCAATGATGTGGTCTAATATTCAATCCATTAATGTGGAAATGAATAAACCAAAACCACGTCATCCAGAGGCACCTGCTCCTGGTGATGAAGTGATGTATGTTGATATGACAAGAGAGCGTCTGGAGAACCTTTACAAAGAGGAAGAAACTGATATATAATGAGCGTAGCAATTTGTTCATTAATGAAAATCTTTTTAGATACTGCTGACACCGATATAATCGAAAAATATTTCTCAACGGGATTGGTTGATGGTGTCACAACTAATCCCACTCTCATTATGAAGAGTGGTAAAAACCCAGAAGATGTCTATCAGAAGATTAAGGACATTGGGGTACAAGACATCAGCATGGAGGTCGTTGGATCTGACCTTGAGATGTATGATGAAGGTATTCGTTTGTATGAAAAGTTTGGCATTGTTGCTACAATCAAAGTACCTTGTACACGCGAGGGTTTGATTGTCTGTAAGCGACTTTCTGAGCAAGGTATTAAGGTCAACGTCACATTAATCTTCAGTGCTGCTCAGGCAGTCCTAGCAGCGAAGGCAGGGGCAACATACGTTTCTCCCTTTGTAGGACGCTTGGACGATCAATCAGTGGCAGGATTGGAGGTTGTCAGAAGCATCTCTGAGTTGTATCGTATCCACAGAATTCCAACTCAAGTCCTTTCTGCTTCTATTCGCAGTGTGCAACGTGCCGTCAGATCATGGTATAATGGTGCTGAAATCTGCACGATGCCACCCAAAGTATTTGATCAGATGTATGATCACATCCTTACTGATAAAGGTATGGAAATTTTTGAAAACGATTGGAAAGAGGTTCAACAATGACATTTACAGTTTATTCTAGAGATGGATGCCCATATTGTGATAAGATTCAGCAGGTATTAATACTCTCTGAAATCAAGCATGTGATATATAAACTTGGCAGGGACTTTACACGCGAGGAGTTCTACGATAAATTTGGAGAGGGATCAACCTTCCCAAGAGTCGTCAAAGACGATGAGCTCATCGGAGGATGTACTGAAACTGTCAAGTATCTAAGGGAACAAAAACTGGTCTAATGGAACAAAACCTCATCGACATGTACGATCTTATTGAACACGCGATTGATAATGCCTTTGGGGGACAAATGAATTTAAAGTTCTATAATTATCTTAAGGACAATAAAATCAAAAAACATGAGATAGATGCTTTCATTGAGAGTGCTGCTGCATGGGAAATAAGTGAGATCACCATGGACCTTGATGAATATATCAAGGGAGGTTCAGACAATGAACACAAACAGTTGCGAGAAGGTTATGGATATATTCCAAAACCTCAAGCAAGGAAAATAAAAGAATATTTGTATGGCATCTTAGAAGATGCGTGGAGGTACAGTCATGACCGAAGACCAGGAAGACGCAAAAAGCAGTCTAAATAAATCAGATTCTCACATTAATCGTGGGGTTGAGTTGCTGTTACGCAACAGGAGGGGAAAACCAGAACCGCCCAAAACTTTTCAGATAAAGTTCGGTAAAATGGTTGCTCTCTTTCAAAGAGAAATTGTTTTCCATTTGAACTTCTATCTGAATATCAGAAAGAAATAGTCTCTGGAGGACAGAAAGATGTTAGCAGTAACACTAACGATTGGAACACTAGTTTCCATTATTATGTTTTTTGTTGGAGGTATGGTAGGATGGTTAGCAAAAGAGCACGTCTATCAAACCCAACCCGTTTACACTCACCCAGAGATGTTTGATGAAAACGGAAATCTATTACCAGACGAAATTTTAGCAGTACGATTTGAAAATAGCTATGACGAATTCGACGAAGAAGAAGACAACTAAAGACAAGGCAAAACTTCCACCCAATCCTTTTGTGCACGAGATCCTTGAACTTGCAAGCAAGCAAAGGACTAGAGCAAAGAAAGTAGAGATTCTTCAAGAGTATGCTAACCCTGCTCTGAAGAGTCTCTTTATCTGGAACTTTGATGAGACTGTGATCTCTATGATTCCTGAGGGTGACGTTCCGTACAAAGAGAATGAAGTACCTGTCGGAACTGATCATACATCGCTTCGTAAGGAATACAAGCACCTCTTTAACTTTGTAAGAGGTGGTAATGATAGTCTCACGTCTCTTCGTAGAGAGACAATGTTTATCCAGATGCTTGAAGGATTGCATCCAGAGGAAGCAAAGATTCTCTGCCTTGTAAAAGATAAAGCATTACAATCTAAATATAAAATAACACACGAAGTCGTTAAAGAATCTTATCCTGATATTAATTGGGGTGGTCGTTCATGACAGCAGCCGTAGAACAACGGGAAGAAGAACAAATGGCAGAGTTTGGGTCGGACATCAATCCATCGGACTATAGTTGCCAGATTCTGCAGGAAAAAACTACTCTTGAAGCAGCAAACGACAAGTCACTACCAAATGATGCGATGCTTGTCTGGTACGTTGTTGATGGGGTAGAGCATATTGACCTTACTCGTTGCAGGAAGACTGTAGAGTTATTTGATATGTACTTTGACAAGTATGGAAAAGGTGCCATTCAAAAAATTGATTTTGGGTATGGTCAAGCAAACCCTAAGTTGTGGGGTAATAAACCAAAAAAGGATAAAAAAGGAAAATGAGTGAAGGTTTTAAGGGGTTTGCTCAATCTGGAGAGGACAAAGAGTTTACCCTCAATATTAATGGTAAAGAAGTACAGAAAATTATTAGAGAGTATAAGAAAATAAAGAAGTATCAGAAGTCCTCTATCTTTGAGTTGGAAAAACTATCAGGGCAACAAACTCAGGTAGATAAACTGCTTGATGAATATGGAATTGATTCAGAGGCAATCGAATAAACCTATGATTAAAGGAAAAGAGACTAATGCAAGCACTTATATATTCAAATGGTAGTCAAGAATCTGAAAGAGCCAAGATGGTTCTTGAGGCATGTGGTCAGGATGTAAGGGAGTTCTTACTTGGTGCTGACTTTAGCGACAGACAGTTTCGTGCTGAGTTTGGTAATGAAGCAGAGTATCCTCAGGTTGCTATTGGACTCAATCATCGTGGAACATTAAAAGAAACACTCAAATTCATGAGTAATTCTGGGATGTTTCTATAAACTGTATCATGTTATACAAAAGAACTTGACTATATAGTTCATAGGGTTTATAATACCCATACGTTCATCCACTTCAGTGGACGCAAGTAAGTCGCGGAACGGATCGTTCATCTCTTCGGAGACGCAAACGACTGAAGGAACGGGAAAACGGATCCTGCGAAAGCAGAGAAGGTTAACTTTCCATTCTTTTAGGAGTCATTACAATGAACACACTTACACTGATCAAAAAGCAAATCGAAAAGCAGGCTGCTCTGCACGACGCACAAATCCACATCACCAAATATCGTGGTGTAGATTGTAAAGTGCATGAGGTTGGTGAGGAAACTCACGGCACTTTCTGCTATCGTGGTCGCACTTACACCAAGTGATTGCAAAATCAATTGAATAGTGTTAGGATGGGAGGGTAACCTCCCATTTTTTTATGGATAGAGATAAACTAAAATTAATCGTGAGGAACCTAAAATCTTTAGTAGATGTGCTAGAGTCTGAGGTATACTCAAATGTGGATGCATACAAAACAGAGAACTTTGATGATCCTGTAGAAAATTACATCATAGATTACGACGAGGTATTTGAAGACGACGATGACTGATATCAAATTGATTAGTGTTACTCCCGATGCAGAAAGGCACATGGCCTACTGTGCCCGTGTGTCGAATCCAAATAACCAGGAGAATGAAAAGTTCTCAGGTCTTCTGCGTTATTGTGTGAAGCACCAGCACTGGAGTATCTTTGAGCAGGCATATATGACACTGGAGATTAACACTACCAGAGGAATCGCAGCTCAAATTTTGAGACATAGGTCTTTTACATATCAAGAGTTTTCCCAACGCTATGCTGATTCTTCCTTACTCGCGGAGACGATCCCTCTTCCTGAACTACGCAGGCAAGACACCAAGAATCGTCAGAATTCTATTGATGATATTGACCCGTTTGTCCGTCAAGAGTTTCAGATCAAAATGAAGAAGCACTTTGATGAGGGAATGAAACTCTATCAAGAAATGTTGGATGCTGATATTGCAAAGGAGTGTGCTCGTTTTGTGCTTCCACTCGCCTGTCCCACAAAAATTTACATGACCGGTTCTGTAAGATCATGGATTCATTATATCGATTTGCGTTCTGCAAACGGTACACAGAAGGAGCACATGGATATTGCGAATGCATGTAAGTGTATCTTCATTTGTCAGTTTCCAGCAGTTGCTGAAGCAATGGGTTGGGGACTACTACCAGAGTGTCCAGAATGTTTAGATCAGTCTGCAATTACACTTGAATAAATATTCATACTAAGACTTGAGGTTTATGCCAACGTACCCTGTTATTAATTTAGAAACGAAAGAAAAAAAGACTCTTAGCATGACCATGAAGCAGTATGCTGAATGGAAAGAACAGAATCCAGGATGGGATAAGGATTGGTCTGAAGGATGTGCGGGTCAGTCCACAGAATTTAGATGGACTGGTGAGGCTCGTTCCAGTGGATGGAACGAAGTCTTAGACAGAGCATCAAAACAACCTGGTGCTAATGTTACCAAACACCGTGATTACAGTTTCTAAAACAGCGTATGCCATCAAAAAGAAAGTCACAGACTCCAGTAGTTCCATTCGGAACGTCTAATAGACAAATGAAAAGAAAGAAACCTCTCAATACGGATTTGATGAAAACCATCGATCCGTTAACAGAAAATCAACAAGAACTTTTCCGCTGCTACAAGAACGATCAGAATATCGTTGCTTACGGAGCAGCAGGCACAGGAAAGACCTTTATCACGCTCTACAATGCCTTGAGAGATGTTCTTGATACTCGGACACCTTATGAGAAGATCTACATCGTTAGATCGCTTGTAGCAACTAGAGAGATTGGTTTCCTTCCAGGAGATCATGAGGATAAGTCCTCGCTTTACCAGATTCCATATAAGAATATGGTGAAGTACATGTTTGAACTTCCTACAGAATCAGACTTTGAGATGCTCTACGGTAATCTCAAAACACAAGGCACTGTAAGTTTCTGGTCCACTTCATTCATTCGTGGCACAACTCTTGATAATGCAATCATCATTGTTGATGAGTTCCAGAACTTGAACTTTCACGAACTTGATAGTATAATCACAAGGATTGGTGAGAATAGTAAGATTATGTTCTGTGGTGATGCCACTCAATCTGACCTTACTAAAACCGCAGAGAAGAATGGTATTGCTGACTTCATGAGAATTCTCAGAACAATGCCATCTATGGATATTATTGAATTTGGTGTCGAAGACATTGTTCGTTCAGGTCTCTGTAAAGAATACTTAATAGCAAAAATGGATCTTAATTTATGATTTTTGAGCATTGTAATTATCTCGGTGACCTTGAACTAAACAAGAAAGAAACAAAAGGCATCCGTCTCTATAACCTTCCAAATGGAGATTGGGTGCCTTCTATTACGTCTGTAACTTCTTTCTACAACCGACAGATTTTTGCCGATTGGCGTAAGCGAGTTGGTGTTGAGGAAGCTAATCGTATTACGAAGAAAGCAACAACCCGTGGGACAGACTTCCACGCGGCAACGGAACTTTATATGTTGAATAAAGAAATCAACTGGGATGATTTCAGACCTCTGACAAAGTTCATGTTCCATCATGCTAAACCGTATCTTGACAAGATAAATAATGTACATGCTATCGAAAGAACTCTGTATTCAGAGTATCTTGGATTAGCAGGAAGAGTAGACTGCATTGCTGAGTATGAAGGAGAACTTGCAGTCATTGACTTTAAGACATCAGAAAAGATTAAACCAGAAAAGTGGTTGGAAAACTACTTCGTCCAAGAGATGTTTTATGCGTCTGCTTACTATGAACTAACTGGTATCTCCGTCAAAAAACTAATCACCATCATGGTCACTCCTGGTGGTGAGGTCAAAGTATTTGACAAAAGAAACAAAGACGATTATATTAAGCTGCTAGTTAGATATATTAAAGAATTTGTACATCACAATACTGGGTCAGAGGATGGAGAATGAACTAGAAAAAGCACTAGAGAGTAAATTCTTTTGTCCTACCCGATTTACGCAAGAGATTGAAAGTCTTGTTCTTGAGGGTAAGATGAAATATATTGATGCTATCATTCATTTTTGTGAAAAGAACAGTATTGATGTAGAGTTTGTTCCTAAACTAATTACTAAACCTTTGAAAGAAAAGGTAAAGTATGAAGCAATGGAACTTAATTTTCTGAAGAAGAGTTCGAGAGCAAAACTACCTCTATAATTTTTGTATTTTTCGTGATGCCCTTTGATAAATATTTTTACACCTGCTGTAAAAATATGTTTAAATTTAACTTTTCATCTTTGAACGAGTGCTTTAATGTTAGTGGTCCTGATGTAATGGAGGGTGGTGGTCAGTTTGTCCCTTGTAAAACTAATAAGGAATATAAATGAGAATGGTATCTTGAGAATCAAGATAGATTGAAAGCAGCAGCAGCAAAAAGACTTGATGAGAATCGTGATGAAATTAACCGCAAGCGCAGGGAACGACGTAACACAGAACCGTATCGTTCAGAATATCTTGCACGGCAACGTGAGAGGAGACATAAGAAAAGTGGTCCCGTTTGATGCCTATAAACAATACCTCTCTTTGAAGAATCACTTTACCAAAGAGAAGTATGATTACCATAAGTATTGTGGTAAGAGTCGTGCGACCGTACAATCTTTTTATAAACGGAAAGATCGGTTTTGGTTTGAGAAACTAGCACGAAACAAAGACGATAAAGAAGTTATCGAATTCTTTGTATCTAACTTTATTACTTGCACTGATCCAAGCAAACTCTGGATCGGTGAGATGATGAGAGAGGGTGAAGGACGATATACTGCATGGAAGAAAAGAAACCAGTCCCTTTCTTATATCTTTAAAGAAGAACTTGAGCATGTACTTGTAAATCAGGACTTAGATGCCGTATTTGCAAGTAAGAGTGGCCATCCAATCATTCTTAAGAAGTATTTGGGTGGGGATATTTCTATAGAAACCATGGTCATCCTTGATAGAATCCTTGATTTTAGGAGGAAGTTTGATACCAAACTTGATGATCCAGTATGGCAAACCGTAAGTCTCCGAATGAAAAAGTATTCTCCCTTTCTAAATATTGATGTATTTCGTTACAAGAAAATCGTGAAGGAGATTGTTTTAGGAAAATGAGTTTTTTTGATTCGGAAGTCGTCCGCGCAGAGATGACAGAAATAAGTGACCTCCAAGATGATGTATATCGTAATGTGTTTAACTTTCCTAAAATGAGTTCGGAGGAGAAACTGTTTCATGTTGGTCTTTTAGAAAGACTGATTGAAAAACAAAAGATTCTCTATACTCGTTTGAGTTTATCAGACGACCCCGAAGCTAAAAAGATGAAGCAGAATATTGTAGATTCTGCTACGATGATGGGTCTCCCACCTGGCACCGACATGAATAAGGTTTTCGCCAACATGTCTAAGATGCTCGATGTCATGAAACAACAGATTGACATGGAGGAGTAATCCTCCTATAATAACGAAGTTCGCACAAGCCAAATCCAACTAATCTAACAAATCCTATGTCTTTCGCAAATCTTAAAAAGCAATCCTCTCTTGGTTCCCTGACCTCCAAACTGGTCAAAGAAGTTGAGAAGATGAACAATACTGGTGGCGGTGGAGGTGACCGCCTGTGGAAACCAGAGATGGATAAGACAGGTAATGGATATGCAGTTATCCGTTTCCTCCCTGCCCCTGATGGAGAAGAACTCCCTTGGGCAAAAATGTACTCCCATGCCTTCCAAGGTCCTGGTGGTTGGTACATCGAGAACTCCCTGACTACTCTTGGCCAGAAAGACCCAGTGTCTGAACGCAACCGCGAATTGTGGAACAGTGGTCTTGATGCCGATAAGGACACGGTTCGTAAGCAGAAGCGTAAACTGTCCTACTATGCCAACATCTATGTTGTGCAGGATAAAGCAAATCCTCAGAATGAAGGTCGTGTCTTCCTCTATAAGTTTGGTAAGAAGATCTTTGACAAGATCATGGAAGCAATGCAACCCGAGTATGAAGATGAGACTGCCATCAATCCTTTTGATTTCTGGCAGGGTGCTAACTTCAAACTGAAACTGAAGAAGGTTGCAGGTTACTGGAACTACGACTCTTCTGAGTTTGCAGCACCTTCTCCTTTGCTGGATGATGACGATGCACTGGAAGCAATTTGGAAGAAGCAGTATTCACTGACTTCTCTGACTGCTGCTGACCAGTTCAAGTCCTATGAAGATCTGGACAAGCGTCTGAAGATGGTGCTTGGTGACAAACCTGCTCCCCGTCGTTACGATGAGGAACTGGAAGATGAGAGCGAAGGTCGTGGATCTTTCACTCCTAACTTTGAATCAAGCAAGCCTCCTGCACCTGCAGCAGACTTCAATGCACCAGACATCACTCCTACCAAGTCTGCTGACTCTGATGAAGATGACGCTCTGTCCTACTTTCAGAAACTTGCTGAAGAATGAAGCACATCTTTAAATAAAAAGTCTAATATTATCTGCAGTCTTTAAGGTTTCACTCTTATATTGAGTGGAACCTTTTTTGTATAGCATCATTTCTTCCATGTCATCTTTAACTACGTTCAGGAATCTTGGTTTCAATAAGAAAATATTTCTTCTATCGTCTTGCAATCTTTGTTCGTACATATAGTTTGTCACTTCTTGTACTGGAGAATTAACTGTAGTCATTCCTTCTATTATTTCATCAAAAAATGTTATCGAATAATTTGAGTCAACTTCCAATCCAGCAGGGAGGATTACTACACCAGATGTGTTTTTAACTTCTGTTGTCTCAAAATGATGTGTTGCATTGATGTTTTCGTATGTTCCGTACTTTTCAAGTAAGTAGTTCTCAAAATTTAACTGAGTCATTGGCCATTCATCATATACATTGAGAATATTGTTACACGTTAGAACCAACCAATCTAAATTAGCATCTCCAAAGACTTCAAACGCAACATTATCTGGTCTATCATCACCTTTGATCTTGTACTTTGTAAATATAGCAACATTTTGAAAAATATCTTCTCTGAGTTTTCCCCTCATGAAAAGATTTTTTACAGTAATATAATCAGATATCCTAGAATCAGGGAGTCTGCTGACGTATTCAAAATCTGGTAATTGACTGAAGTAATTTGACATTTTAGAAACCTATTACATCGTCTGGATTCGAACCATTATTTGGACCATAATCATCATTAAAGACGGGTTCAAGTTCGCTAAATCCCATTGTGATTTCATAGGATACCATTGTGCCGTCTTGATATGTTGCATAGTTTCCTGTTGGTGTATAATTTACTCCAAAGGATTGAAGAGCACACTCTTTGAACATATTCAATTTGAAGTGTAATGAACCACCATCTTCTTCGTTACCTCTATGTAGGTAGCGAAGTTGGAAAGTATGTGGAGTCTTTAAGAAGAGATTTGATTTACTTCTTATTGGTGCCATTCCTTGCTTGAAGAATCTAATGATTGAAACAATAGTCCTTGCTTCACCTATGTCTCTAGGAGACAAGGTAAATTTAAACGAAAATGGTCTTAAGGTTGGACCTTTGAACAGCAATTCCATGTTGGGATTCATTACCATCCCTGTGGTTCTCGCCAACAACTGCTGACCTTCAACACCTGCTGCTGCAGCCGCAAAAGCATTTACGGTAGCCGCTTTGACCCCAGTGCTGCCCTGTCCTCTGAGAAAATCAAGATAACTTTTTCCAGTCTCTGCAAATGCTTTACCTGCTCCTGTATTATTTGCAGCAGCATTTAATGTACTTACTGCTAGGTCTGCTTTAAAAATATCCATTGCAGTCATCGATTGTGATCCCCAATCAGCCTGATTTTGATCAGAGATTCCAGATGGAATAGGAAGAGTTACTGAACCAATTGATCTACTACGGAAATCTTGTCTGCCCACATTACTAAAACCAAGTGCTCCTGAATTAGCATTGATGAATTGTTGGGGCATGTACTCCATCATGTCAAATCGAATAACATCTTGTTTTGATTTCCCGAGACCTGTTGGATGGACTAATGTTGGAAATTGTGTTCTAGTTCCTTCAGAAGATTCTTCAGTAGCATTGATTAACCCATTTATACCATCGCTTGTTGCTGGTGCTGGTATAGTGTTAGCACCATCATTATCATTTTCAGCGTCATTACCAGAACCACCACCTACTATATCTTGATTTTTCTCTCCTACCGATGTAAGTCCTCCAGCAGTAGCTTCTGCTTCATTTTCCCGAGCGGCATCTCCAGCATCTTTGGTTTGGTCTCGTATTGAATTTCTTAATTGGGAGTTTGGGTCTTCTAATGCTCTCTTTTCTCCTTCTGTAGCACCAGAAGAGATTTCATCCTTTGTTGTATTACCGTTCTTATCAACTATTACTTCCTGAATCTTTACGGAGTTATTTCCATTTGCATCAGTTCTAAAGGTTTCTCTCTTAATACCACCATCACCGAGAGTAGTGACCGTTGTTTTATAATAGTTTTGCACACTTTTTTGTGAAGCCTTACCTTGCTTTTCGGAGACTTTTACAGGTGCGACTTTACTAGTTGCCGATGCCATTAGATATGGTTCTTTTTACTTATTTAGTACTCGTTTTGTATATTGTAATGATAGAAGATCATCGAGTTCTTCTATATGAACAATATAGACTTGAGTTCCCAATTCTTCCCAAGTATATTGTCTATAATCTCTCCAGTGAAAGTTTATACCACGAAATCCCCAAGAGAAGACATCACTCACTGCAACTAATGGATGCTGATCGTATTCAATGTTTGGAGTCTTTGCAAAGTATTTGAAGGTACAGATGTTTCCTTCTTCGGGTATGGGTGTTACAGTATCATTCAGTGCATACATTATTAATTCCATTCTTTCTCCGAGATCTTTCTCAGATTTAAGATCGGCAATAACAGGTTCTATGCGGTTCATTTGAGAATTTTACCACCTTTTCCTTTCCCGATATAATATGGTGTGCCTGTATTAGTCAAGTAAGCATAGGTATAATAATTCATAAAAACTTATTTTCTGTTATTATTTAGAATAACCAAAAAGTTCGTCTTCGGTGATGATCTTAAATTCAATTTTTCTATCTTCACAAAATTCAACAGCAGCTTTCCATTTTGCTTTATTTAATTCCCAAGTTTTACATTCATAAATGTAAGATTTTGTAACTCTCTGTTTCTTTTTTGGTGGTTTTGTTTGTTTCTTTGGTTTCACTTCAATGACATAAGTTTTTATTTCATTAGTGCTCTCTCTTACTCTTATAATGAAGTCTGGATAGTATTTGTGAACTCTTTTATCAAGAGGAGACATGTATGGAATGTAAAATTCTTCACTACCCCACTGAAGAATATTCTCACTTAGATCACACCAACGACAAAACTTGCGTTCCCAACTGCTTCGGCATATGATATTGTTAGGATCGCCCTTATATTTCTTAGGAAATGACGGTCTGTATTTACTCTTGATACTTTCTGCCATACATAATATATAAGGTAAAAACTATTTATAAATGCCTACTCAAGCAGTCTACGGTGGCAAGTCTAACGATGGATCAAAAATCGTTGGTTTAAAAAGTAAGATACTTCGACCCGCACTAACTTCTCATTTTGAGGTAGAGATTCCTGTGGGAGCAGGTAATCTTAAAACCTTGCTGGAAGGAATTGTGGGCTCTGGCACAGATGGTCAGAGGACTTTAAATATTAATTGTTCTGATTCATCTCTTCCCGGTTCTTCCATTGCAACTTTTGAACTTCAAAATGACTATACTGGTGTAACCGAAAGGTATGCACACAGAAGAATGTATGATGATAGAATAGATTTTACATTTTATGTGGATGCAGAGAAGTACACTCCCATTAGATTTTTTGAAAGATGGATGAGGTTTGTAACAGGTGAATCTGGACCTAGATCTGATGGTTCAGAATTAGAACTAACAAACACTAGGTATCATTACAGAATGAATTTTCCGGATGATTATAGATGTGAGGGTCTAAAGATAAAGAAATTCGAGAGAGATTTTAGAAATAGTTTGGAGTATACATTTATCGGTGCATATCCAATTTCTGTGTCATCAATGCCAGTGAGTTATGATTCTTCCAGTCTTCTGAAGTGTAGTGTTTCCATGACATATTTGAGATATGTTATTACTGAATTAGTGGGTTCAACAGAGCAACCATCTCCTGCTATTTCAACTCAAAAACCTGATCAATCAAATACTCAAGAACTACCAGTTGCTCAAGAGAAAGAATCCCAAGTCCAGGATAACGTTATCCTGCAGGATAACCCAGGCAACACTGCAGGCGAAGGCACTGCATTTGTCCCAACCGATAGTGCTACTGGATATAGACCAACCGCAAATGATGGACCATTATTAAAAGCTGATGGAACACCTGCGTATGATTCATCAGGTAACGTACAATAATTCTTAAAAAACCCCTCTAAATAATCACACTGAAACATATCTATAGGTTATCATGCCATTACCAAAGATTGCTACACCCAAGTATGATCTTGAATTGCCATCAACAGGACAAACAATTCAGTACAGACCTTTTCTAGTCAAGGAAGAAAAACTTCTTGTCCTTGCAATGGAGAGTGAGGATACAAAACAAATCACAACAGCAATTAAGTCTGTTCTGAAAGATTGTATCCAAACGAAAGGAGTTAAAGTAGAACAACTTCCTACATTTGATATTGAGTATCTTTTTCTCAACATTCGTGGAAAGTCTGTCGGAGAAGAAGTTGAAGTTAATTTGATTTCTCCTGATGATGGAGAGACTGAAGTTAAAGTTATAATTGGATTGGATGAGATTCAAGTGAAAAAGAATGATGATCATACTCGTCAGATCAAACTTGATGATACCTTGATGATGGAAATGAAATATCCTTCATTGGATCAGTTCATTTCAAATAACTTTGAGTTTAATGAGAAGAATCAAATGGAACAGTCCTTTGATTTGATTGCATCCTGTGTTGATAAAATCTACAGTGAAGAAGAAGTATGGGCAGCTGCTGATTGCACTAAGAAAGAAATTAAAGAGTTCCTTGAACAGATGAATTCTACTCAGTTTAAAGAAATTGAAACTTTCTTTGAGACTATGCCAAAACTTTCACATACCGTGAAGTTTGTAAATCCAAATACAGAGAAGGAAAATGAAGTCCTTCTGGAGGGACTGGCAAGTTTTTTCGCCTAGGCATGATCCATATGGATCTTGAGGCTTATTTTAGACTCAACTTTGCCTTGATACAGTACCACAAATATTCATTAACTGAGATTGAAAACATGATGCCTTGGGAACGGGACATCTATGTTGAACTCTTAAAGCAACATCTCAAGGAAGAGCAAGAAAAACAAGAAAAGCAGCAAAGAAAGTATGGCGGCTAAGACTACTGATCCTATTGATATCCTCCTTGAGATGGGTATTGACCTCGACAATCTGTCCGAGGAAGAGGATTATCTTAGTGCCTTGATGGAGGCAGCGAATACATTAACAATTAAGGATACTAGTGATCCTCGCATTACACCTCTTCAGCAAGAGATATTGAAGTTAAGAAAGAAAAGATTTAATAAAGCAAGACCAGAAGCAAAGAAGACAACAATAAAACCAGATGCTTTCTTTGATGGAAAGTCCGATGAAGAAAAATCTGGAACGATAGATTCTTCTAAACTTAAGTATTATGCTCCAAAACAAAAGGCACTTCCTACCAGTGCATTGTCATCGATGACAATATTGTCATCATCCAGCAAAGGAGAAGGTGCAAAGAAGAAACGCGCACCAAGAAAGAGTGATCCCTTGAAGGATATTCTAAAGGGTGTCAATTCTATTATAGAAATTTTAAAGAGACAACAAAAACTTTCCGCAAAGCAGGCAGAGAAAGATAGAAAACGTGCGGAAAAACAAAGGAGAGAAGGAGCAGAAGATAAATTAGAAGATTCTGGTATCAAAAATTTCATATCTGGTGCTACCAAATTAGTTAAACCAGTCAAAGAATTTCTTGATGGGTTATTTAATTTTATCAAGAATGTTTTGATTGGTACGGTACTGATTAAAATAATTAATTGGTTTACTGATCCAGAGAATCAAGAAAAGATAGAAGCAATTGGTGATTTCTTTAAGAACACTTGGCCTGTTCTACTTGCAGCATACTTGTTATTTGGCAATAGTCTTGGTCGGTTTGCAGTAAAACTGATTAAAGTTGTTGGTGGATTTGTTATTAAACTTGCATCAAAGATAATACCTGCATTAATTACTGGAATAAAAAGACTTGGATTGGGGAATAGTTTAGCACTTGGTGGACTCGCTGTTGGCGGGGCAATGCTTGCAGGTCGTATGATGGACGGCGGAGAAGATGATAAAGATCTAAACCAACCTGACGGAAAGCAAAAAACCCCTCCACCAGATAAAGAATCTGAACCTGCGGTTATACCTGCACCAGCGGTCGCAGATCCACCAGAACCACCGACCGTCACTGGTCGATTTGACATGGAAGCTAGTCAAGGATACATCAACGACAAACCAGTTTCTCTAGAGGAATACCAAACCTTCCAGAACATGAGTAATCAAGAGAAGGTTCAGAAGTATGGTACTGGGATGAAAGGTGGTGGAGTGGTCCCTGGTAGAGGACCAAACAAAGACACCGTACCCGCCATGTTGGCACCTGGCGAATTTGTTATGAGTAGAGGTGCTGTCCAGAAGTATGGAGCAGACACCATGGCATCAATGAATGCTGCAGGTGGAGGCACCAACTTGCCCAAGAGAATGAATGGTGTCACCTATGCTGCAGGTGGTGGACTGATGGGTAATCGCCGGAGTCGATATCGACGCGGGCACTTAGCTGATATGTCGGGCTATGGATATGGTGATGATAAGAAAGAGAAACAATCTGCCCAAGTTGAAAAAGAGATGAAAGATAGGGAAAAGAAAAATCCTAAAAGTCCACCACCAGAACCACCCTCAGCACCAGATTCAGAAAGAACAATAGGAGAAGCAGATCCCAACGCTAAAGTAGAACCTCTTCCTGATAACTTTAGTGATAAGCAAGCATTTATGCACATTTATAATATAGCAAAGAAAGTGGGTGGTACAAAATGGCCAGAGATTGTTGCTGCACAAGCAATGCATGAAACTGGTTATTTGAAAGTAAAACCTAGCGTATATTTTGCTACCGGAAAAACCAATCCATTTGGTCAAACGGGAGATAGAGGATATGGTACAATACCAAGAGCTGGTGATCCAGCTGGATGGACAAAATATCCAAATCTAGAAGAGTCAGTAAGAGATCATATTAAACTGTGGCACAATGTAAGCAATCACCCACAAAACTATAATGCTCATGACACTATATTAGATGGTATTGCAGCAGTTGCTCCAGAATATTCTCCTAATGCTGACCCTGCAAATATTCGTCTCGGTTATACAGTTGACGGATATAGCAAAGGTATGGTTAGAGCACTTAAAGTAGGTGGATTTGATCCAAAAACAAAACGAACGGGTGCTGCTCCAAAAATGACTCCTGGTGGAAGTACCCCTGGTCCTTCCAGTGTTACTCCTAGCGGAAGCACTCCTGGTGGAGTTTCTCCATCTGGAACCACAGTGACATCATTATCAAATTATAAGGTTGGAAGTGGGATTGCAATGCTCACTGGCGGTAAGACAGCAGCTGCTGGTGTTTCTCCATCTGGAACCACATTTGCATCATTAACTGGTAAAAGATCATTTCAATCACCACCAGCACCACCATCAACATCTCCTCCTCCTACTAGTGTCCCTAGTGATTCAATGCCTGAAGGATCTCAACAGGGATCTTCTGCTAACAGTGCTTCCAAGATGAAGAACAATGCAAACAATTTCCCAGAAATCGATGCAAATGCAATGATTTCTATGGAAAAAATTAAAGTCTTAGGTATGGTAGCATAATATGGCACTACCAGCATTATTGGGTGCAGGATTAAAGTCAATGGGTGGGGGCCTTGTAAAGGGTGCCGCTAAAGGTGCTGCCACAAACTTCATCAAAGGTAAGAAGACTAAAGTAAAACCAGAAGCAGTAGGGGGTGAGGGAGCAGAAGAGAAAAAACCCGGAGCACTAGCAATTCGCCCCAAGACATCAATGATCTCTGCTGGTACTATTGTCCCAGCACCGATACAGGAACCAACTTCATCTGAACCTGCTGGTGAGAAGACAGAGCAGGATACTATTCTCATCATAAAAGAGAAAGTAATTCAGATTCAGAATATTCTGAAAGGAACTCTTGCCGCAGACAAAGCAAGATCTAAATCAGAGAGAAGAGGACTTGAGAAGCAGAAGAGAAAGAAACAAGAAACTGCTTTAGAAAAATCTGTACCGAATAAAGATAAGAAGGCTGGAAATAAATTTAATGTTCCTGGAAAGGGATTACTCTCTGGTGTTTTTGATTTCTTCAAGAACCTTTTCTTGGGTTGGGTGATGATAAAACTCATCGATACTAAATTGCCGGGTGGTCAAAGTCTTCTTGCATTTATTGGTGGTAGTATTGATTTTATAACAGACCTTGTATTAGGAATTCTTGATGCTGCAGGAACGTTCTTACTATGGGGTAAAAAAGCATATGAGGGAACCAAAGGATTCATAGAAGATAACTTTGGTGAAGGTGCTGGTGAGGCATTTGAAGGTTTGATGTCCAACTTGAATAAGGCATTTAACCTGATATCAATTCTTGCATTAGGTATTGCTGCGTTCAATCCTTTTGAAGGTCAGGACCCTGATCAGGAAAAAGATGAGAAGAAGAAAGTAAAACGTGATAAGAGGGGACGAGATGTAAACAAGAGAAAACAAATAAAGAAAGACTTTGATAAGATAAGGAAAGAAAATCCTAAACTTTCTAGAAAAGAATCTTTAGCAAGAGCAAAAAGACGGAATAGAGATGTAGCGAGAAGAAATAAGGTAAAGCAAGAGTATAATAAAATTCGGAAAGATAATCCGAAACTTTCAAAATCTGATGCTCTAAAGAAAGCAACTGAAATAGTTGATGCTCCTCCAAAGAAGCGTGGTGGTATCTTTGGATTCTTTGATAAGGCTATAGGTGGTGGATTAAAGAAGACTGGAGATGTTATAGGTAGTGGATTTAAAGCACTTGGCAGTGGACTTAATTTCTTATCTCGTGGCAACCTTGGAAAACTTGGAAACTTCCTACAGGATCAATACAAGAATGCATCCGAGTTTGCAAGAAAACAATATGATAAAGTAGTTGCTGTTGGTCAGAAATTAAAGTCAAAGTTTAATAGTGCAGCTGAGTCTGCAAAGGGTGCTCTTCAAAAATTAGGAGAAGCAGCACAGAAAAGAATTCTTCAACCGATACTTGATAAACTAAAACCTTTTACCGATCCCATCATTAAGATGGCAAAGAAACTTCAGGGTGTCATCATAAACACCCTGAAGAAGATTCCTGGATTTGATAACATTCTTCAAGTCCTGAAAAAGAAAGGTATAAACAGTCTTGGTGATGTTGGAAATATTGCAAAGAAAGTTGGTGGTAAGGCACTACCCGTTGTAGGTGGTATATTCAATTTAATGTTTGCCTATGATAGACTTGCAAATGGCGATACGATTGGAGCACTTTTAGAGACATTATCTGCTGGATTTGACCTGGCAGGTCTTGTCCCTGGTGGTCAGTTTGGACCTCCAATATCAATGGGTATTGATGCATATATGTTTGCCCGCGATTTTGTCCCCGCAATACAAGAGACAGAAGAGAAGGTTGTCAATGGTATGGGACTTGGTGCGCTGAAGTCTAATATGGACAAGGCAGCATCATCACTTCCTGATCTTGGATCTCTTGTCAAGATGTTTACTGGTGGTGATAAGAAAAATGAAAAAGGTGATGGACAGACTCAACAGCAAGGAGGTTCCGCACCTGCTCCTAGTGGTTCTGTTAGGACTGGAGACCTTGACCCCAACAGCGGAGCATCTAATGTATCAGGAGAGGCAGGTAAGTTCATCGAACAGAATCTTGAGTCTGCTGCTGTTGCTGCTGATGGATATGGAGATTATAATAGAATTACAGAACACCCAGACTTTGGTGGTGTGAGAGGAAGACACGCACCTAATTCATATCATTATTCTGGAAGAGCAATTGATATTGGTGCATACACTAACGAGCAAGGACCAATTGTTGATGTCATCAATCAGTTTAATCAAAAGAAGGGGGTTCAACCTGCTGAGTTAATTACTGGTGCCTCATTTCCAGGAACAACAATAGTCGATCCTAGTGATCATGGAGATCATGTTCACCTTGCATATGGTCTTGGTGGTCTAGTCAAAGGTATTACTCATGCAATGTTGGGTGAGAAGGGTGAAGAATTTGTTGTTGATAATGACTCTTACACTGCCATTGAGGGTGCGTTTCCTGGATTATTTGATGCAATAAACAAAGCAAAAAGTTCTACTGCTGTAGAAGCACTCATGGCATACACTGATTATGAAAAACCACAAGCACCTCAAATGCAAATGGTAGGCGGTCCATCTGCTCCTGATTATTCTGGTGGGGATGGAGGTGGATCTACGACAGACACCTTGGCACCTGCGAACCAAGCAGGAGGTTCTTCGTACAAAGATATTCTTTATAAATTTGGGTAAATAGATGTAGAGGAAAATACCAATGGCAGACACAAAGAAAATTCAAGGGCAGAATGCAGGATCTTGCATAGTAGAACTTGCAATTATAATTGATAAAAAAGACCCTAATCGCCAAGTGAATGTTGCTGGTGGTTTTGTTGAGATGAGATACTATGAAAGTATCTTGCAGGATGGAATTCAGGCATCATTCATATTCGCTGATGCAGGTAATTCAATTGATGGAAAGACTGTAAGTGAAGGTCTTCCTTTAAATGGAGGAGAAACTTTTTTATTTAAAGCTAAAGATAATAATGAAACGACATTAGAATTTGAAATGATAGTTGGTAATGATACGAATATATCATCAGAAACCACCAAGTCTCTTGTAATTCTACCTCTATCATCTAAAGCATTTGCTGTTAATGATACTCAAAATGTCAGAAAGTTTTTCCCGAAACAAAAGATTTCTGATCATGTAAAAACTTTGATGACAGATTTCTTGAAAACAGATAAAACATTGGATATTGAAGAAACTAGTAATACTCTTAAAGAGTATGGGTTGAATAGAAAACCATATTATATGCTGAACACCTTCGCTAAAAAAGCACAACCATCTGGTGGTGAAGGTCAGACAGCAGGATACTTTTTCTTTGAGACTGCAGAGAAAATGGTCTTCAAATCTATTGATAGTTTCTTTGATGAAGATAAAAATCCCAGAAAGAGATCAATTATCTACAACCAAGGACCAGAGAAGAATCAAGTTCCTGAAGGTTATGACTACAAAGCATTAACATATGATAGAGAGAGTAATAATAAATTAGAGATGTCAAAGATGGGAGCATTTACAACTGCTTCTATAACATTCGACCCAATCAATTTTAATTTTAAACGAACAATTTTATCTACGATAGAAGATATAGCAGAGACCGTTGATGATGCAATTAAACCATTGACATCTGCAGCAAAGGAACTAGCTACTTTTAATCCATCGTTGATACAAGAATTTTCAAGAACCACAATGAATTTTCTTGATACTGGAGCTTTTGGTGAAACTGTTAATGAGTCTAAAGAAAATAACTTTGATTTTGGTGGTATTTACAACCAATCAATTATGAGATATAATCAGGTTTTCGCATCGAAAGTTCATATTCTAATTCAGGGAGACTTTGAGTTACATGCTGGCGATATGATATTCTTTGATGCTCCGTCACCAGAAGAAGACACAAAGAACGACGAGATTGACAAGCAGGCTGGGGGTCTATATATTATAGCAAGTCTATGTCATCAAATAAAACCTGATAGAACTCTAACTAAACTCTGTTTGATAAGAGATTCCTTCGGGAGACAAGGAAACCACGCAAAAAGGTAACAGTACATGGAAAGCATCGAAAAGCACATTGAGACGGATAAGCAGATTCTTGAGAATCCAACAACTTCTCCTCAGCAACGTCGTCATGTAGAACAAGAACTGCACGAATTGGAAGCATACGTAGAAAATCATAAAGAAGACATCGAAGCAGGAGATCATCACGACCCCACGGCATTAGAACTCTATTGCGAGATGGAACCAGATGCGGACGAATGTAGAATGTACGACGACTGAATATGGCACAAGACGGGGGAGCACTATTCGATTCAGGTCTTTTAGGATCTAGTTTTCACTGGTGGATTGGTCAGATTGCTGACGATTCCGTGTGGAGAGAAAATATTGTAGCTGCTCCTCATGCAAGTCCAGGTGAAAATATAGGTTGGGGTAGAAGGTACAAGGTAAGGATTCTTGGTCTTCATGATCAAGGTGAAACTGAAATACCTTCTAAAGACTTGCCCTGGGCTAATGTGATGATGCCCGTAACATCGGGAGGAAGTCTCAATAATAGTAGTCAAACGCCAGCACTCCGTCAAGGAAACATGGTGTTTGGTTTCTTCATGGATGGAACGGCAATGACTGTTCCTATTATTATGGGAGTATTATCAAATAATGCTCAAAATGAACCCGCACTGACTATTGGTGATAATAGAGTCACTAATAAACAAGCAGGATCTCTGGCAGTCAGTGGATATGCTGATGGTCAAGTACCTAAGGATCCAAAAACTGGAGAGAAACCAACTCCTCCTGATGGTGATATAAAATCAGAGCACCCCAACTCATCACCTGCTGCACAACAAGCACCAGCAGGAGCAAAACTGAATAAGTATGGATTAAGACCAGACATTCCACTGACTCAAGTTCCTGGAGGACTAGAAGCAGCACAGGCAGCAAGAGAGAAGGCAAGATCACAAGGTAAGTCAGTTCAGGAAGTAGAAAATGCTGCAATGGCAGCAGTGCAAAACCTTTTATCTGCTAGAGAAGCACAGGTAACAGCACCTACAGCTCCATTCAAAGCAGGGGCACAAAGAGAAAGTCCTGATGTTCAACACATTACTGCAGGTGATGTAAAAGAACAGGACTTGGCAGAAGAAAAAACTGTCATGCCCATCCCCGATGAACCTGTGCAGTCTGCAATGAAATCAATTCAGACTATTATTGATAATATTGTAGAAAAGATGGATAAGTATTTAAATGCTATCCAGAGTTATATTGATACTGTATCAAGTACCACATCAGGAAGTCTTGAAGACATGATCTGTAAGGGTGCGATGCAGGCAGCAAAATACATGAAAGTTATCTTTGATAAGATGATGGAATTTGTTCTGAAGCAACTTAATGTTGTTATGACTAAAGTTGTTGCTTCATTGCCATCATCTTTTAGAAATCAAATAGGCGATTTGAAAGAGAAATTGAATGAAATGATTTTGGAGATGTATAATCAAATGATAGGTGGTCTTGGTGATCAGTTGTGCGCTGCTTTATTAGATGCATTGCAACCCGCTAAGAGAATAGAAGAAGCAGAAGCTTTTGCAGCACAACAAGGTTCAGGTAGTGGACAGAGTGGTATTGATCCAAACACTGGAAATGCTATTGGTGTTGGAGATCCTGTCCGTAATGGTGGAAAATTTAGAACTGCCCCAAAAGTTCCAATGTGTTATGCCGAGAGTCTTGCATCAACTGTAATATCTAAAAACAAAGCACAGATAGAAGGAGCAAATACTAATGTTGTTCGTAGTATAAATGCATATCTTGAGAACCGTCAAGCAGAACTGGATAGTGTTTCCAGTATTTTGAGTACTGGACAAGAGGTGATCAGTACTGGACTGGGGGATTTATTTGGAGATTTTGAAGCAAATGCAAACACTGTAACTGGTGGTGTGGGTGGGGCAATATCAATGATTCCTGATGTTACTGGTGGTCTTGGTGCTGCTCTTGATTTTGTTAATATTACAGCAAATGTCTTTGCTGGAGAACTACCACCAAAGAAAGCAATCAATGATTTCTATCAACTTTCTACGGGTGGATCAGGAGCAGCTGCATCTGAACTTCCTAGTCTTGAATCTATTGGCAACTCTGTTGTTAAAAGCGGTGAAGCAAGGGCAGAGAGGATGACTACACCAAATCCTCAACTAAATTATGCTACTCCAAGAAAAGATGAACCAGATGTTGATCTTGATCCTGAATCTGATGATAATACTTATGATCTAAATCAGATACTTATGATCTAAATCAGTCTGCATAAGAAGTCCATGAATATTATTGAATGGTAACCTAATAAATATTTCACATATGACATCGGTAGAAGTAGTATAAGATGGCAGGATCCAAATCCGACAGAAAAATCAATGCAAAATTTGATATCTTCGCTAACAATGAAGATGCAAATGATTCTGTTCGTGTTGGATACATTCACCCAAAAAGAGGATATATAAGCGGTCTTACTGTATATGAGGCGAATAAGTATGCAGAAACAAATCCTGGTACGCAATTTATTATAACGAACAGAGATAAAGTAAGGTATATTAATATCAATGAAGTTAATAAATTAAAAAATAAAGATACTTTACCATCAGCCAATCCATCAGGTCTTGTAGATAGCAATAATGAGTTTGATCCTTGCAATACACCAAGGGGATTTAGAACTGAGAAAGAAGGACTAGGATCTCCGTCCTTCAGCGGGGGACCTAATGGCGAAGAACCAATAATTGAACCACCAATTAATAACGGTAAGGGTGAATACAATGCAACGAATAATTATAAGAAGTACGGATCAGAACTTGATAAATGTAGAACAAGAATAGAACTACAAGGTGGTGGTGGAATTGGTGCTGTTGCAACTCCAATTGTTGGACTTGATGGTTCAATTCTTCATGTCCGTGTGATTCATGGTGGATTTGGATATAAGTTTCCTCCACAAGTTCGTATTATTGATGATTGTAAAAGAGGATCTGGTGCTAGATCCAAATCCATATTAGGAAGTGTTGCATTTGTAACAGAAAATTTTGATGATGAAGCAGATGTAGAAGAGTATGATTTCAAGTTAGGTGAATATGGTTATGATGCCAATGATAATCCTTGGGGAAAGGTTTATTCGATGGACAATCAAACAGTAGTTGGAGATTGGAATCCTGCTAATGTTTTGAGTTTGACCGCAAAATCTGGTTTTGAGACAGAATTGCAGGAATACTTGGCATTTCTTAAAGGATTTGATCCAAATAAACCTTGGTGGACAACTAGAGATGAGGTTCCAGTAAGAGTAACTGGTGATGGTACAAGTAAAAAAGCAAAGAAGTTTGGCAGCGCATTATTTCCTGTAGAGCATTGGACATGGGGTGGTGAAAGGGAGCAAGATGACTTATTTCAGGAGGTTGAATTTGAAGTTTATGGACAAGGATCATATAGAAATAGACAGATCTACTTCAAGTTTGAAGCAGAAGATGGATCTCATCAATTCAGAGTTAAAGGTGTCACGCACGAAGCAAGAAGTGGAAAGAAGAGAACTCAATTAGTATCTCTTAAAGCAAACACAACATATAATGTTACTTCTAATATAAGGAAGAGAGTAAAAAATAGTGAGCAGAAGAAGGCCGAGCAAGGTCTCATAGAAGAAGCAGGTAGAAGACCAAAAGAAATAGCAGGAAACAAAGCGATTGGGCAAAGATCTAAAGTTATCCTTGCAGATGTTATTGGATCTGCAAATGATAATGATGATATTCAAGTAACTGCTAATATTGGTAATTTCAAAGCGGGTGAAAGAACTATAATTGAGCTTGATGCTCCAGATAAAAAACTAGCAAAAAAACTTGAAGAGATTGAAAAGAACGAAAATAACCGATATAGGAGAGGTACTTTTGCCTTAACTTATCGTCTCAATAGAAAAAAGCAAATAACTTTTACAGAGAAGGTTGAACCTAGTTTCATGAATAGGTATGCTGTTGCACCACAGTTTGCATCAGATCGACTTGGAACAGATAAGGTAGGAAAACCATATTCATTACTCTATAGAGAATATTTTCCTCATGATGGAGAATATGTCTTTAGAGGAGCTGCTGACAATGATGGCGAAGTCCTCTTGGACAATGAAAAGATCATGGATATCACCGACAGATCCAATCAAAAACCTGTAAAGGTAAAGAAGCATGTAAAAGAAGGTCTTCATGATATTAGAATTGATCTATTAAATAGACCAATAACAAAAATTATTGAGGAAACTTATACCTCTGATGGTGGCGACAAGACCAAGATAAGAACTGTCAAGTTTCATGTTGTTGGTAGTGGAAGTGGTAGACATAGAAAAATCAAATGCGTTTTTACAAATAAGGCAGATCCCTCTGATAACTTCACTATTGATAATGATGGGGAGAATAACGAGGTTAGACTTGTATATCGTAAAGTAACTGCTGGTGCAAAATATGATGTTCAGTTCATAGCAACTGCTGAAAAAGTTGATCCAAATAAGGAAAGAGAGATTTCGATTGATATAGCAGCACCTGGAGAAAAAGGTAGATCAAGTGGGTCAAAAATTGATAGTGTAGAACGTAAAAAAATTAAGTATCTTGATGGGGATGGAGATGATACAAATGCACAGTTGAGCATTGACTCAACATCACCAGGATTAACTGCTAAATTTAGTGATGATGGATCTAAAATTATTACAAAAGGCAATGGCGATCTTTCTTTAAAGCTTAAGTGGAATGATAAACCCAGGATTGCAGGCAAAGCAGTTGGAGAATTGAAGGTTGAAGATAAAACCTTTAGACAAAAAGGTGAGAAGGGAGAAATTATTGAGACTATTACAGTTGGAAAGGAAAGTGCAAATGCTCTCATAGAACAAGGTTGTGTTGAAAACGGCATCAAGAATAAAGAAACAAAAGGAAGTTCTAGTAGAGTCTTTGCAGACTATCTTGGATCTGCGAATGACAATGATGATATGCAAGTCTTTGTTAGGAAAGGTGGTGTTTTCACATCATCTAATAGAAGGAGAATTAACAGAGATGGTGTGGAAGGTGGTGAAAGGGGTAGAGGTACTTTTGATCTTGAATATGTATTTGATGTAAAAACTAGTGGATTAATACAAAACCTTTGGCAAGATCTCAAAGATAAGGATATTGTCGATGACAAAACTGGCGAATCTTTAGAGAGAGATGATATTGAAAAAGCAGTGGTATTCAATACAAAACAGTTTATTGACAAAGCAGACAGAAAACTTTATAGAATGAGACCTGATGTTGGTCCTTTTGGAGACTTCTTCAATACAGATGGTATCACTCCATTTAACCCACTAGAACTTGATAAGGAGATTCCTGCCGTCCCCCCTACAGTACCACCTGCTCCTTTTGTAAAACCAAAAGCAAAGTTCATAACAAAAAATGGTGAGGTATTCTTAAAAGTTATTGGAACTGGTAGAGCAAAAATTGGATTCAAATTGAAAATCGATGATAATCCTAAAACAGAAGGACTTGCACTAAAAGAAGTTCGTATTGACAGTGATGGGGGTGTAGTTAGTATTAAGAGAGGAAGAATTGGTGATGATGGAAAATATGATCGAGGTCGATGGAGAGAGAAAGATACCAAGTTTGGTGAAGGAACTTTCACAGCAGGTAAAGAATACAGAGTTCGTGTTACTGGAGGTTCTGGAACTTCTGGATTCAAACCTGTAGATAATACTGTTGTTTTTGATGATGATATTGACAACGGTCTTGATAATAATGGAGAACTTACCGTTAGGAGTATTGTGCCTCTTGATGAACCAAAATCACAACCACCAAAACCCCCTAAAGATGGTAAGAATGATTCATCTAACAAAAATTTAGATGACCCAATAGGTTCTTGCGATGATTATGCAGGAATTCATAAGATTGTTTGGAAAGATGTTAAGTTCCCCGCATCAGGAACTTACACAGTAGATATTCAGGTTGATGATAATGTTCGTCTTGAAATTTTTAATAGAAAATTCAGAGCACAAACATTAGATGTAAAAGGATTTAGAGGTCCAGGAAGATCTAAAGGAAAGCAAACATTTGCATTAGAGGTTCAAAAAGGAACTTATACAATTAGAGCATTCTTGGAACAGATTCTTGGTAAGTCAATCTATGCAGGCAATCCAATGGGACTTGCTATCAATATTAAAACTGCATTTGTTACTGTTCAAAAAGAAATTACACTCAATCAATCTTGGAATCAAAATCCTTTCGGTGCTGCATTAACTATTAAGGCTCCCCCACCACCAATTCCACAAGAACCAGTAGTAACACCAGATGGTCCTTGTCCACCAAATCCAATTTGGACAACTAGACATCCCGCAAGGAATCAATGGCATCCGGTAACTCATCGCTTTCCTAGTGGAAGAAGATCATGGAGTAAATTCATGAATCGTTATGCAATGTCTCCTGTTCTTCCTATCGGAACAAAAGGTAGTGGATATAGTGGTTCGCAATGGAGTAATACCTGGACTGCTACTATCCCATATGATGGTTTCTATGTCTTCAAAGGAACCGTCGATAATTTCGCGGATGTTATAATTAGGCAGGGACCTCAAGATAGCGAATCTCCAGAAAATCTGATAGAATTAATTAAAAAAGTTAATGGGTTTCGTACTGAAAAGAAAGACCTTACTAGTAATAAAATTTTCTTGTATAAGGGTAAGGCTTATATTTATATTACCATCAAGAATGGAGAGAGAATTAAGTATAAGCAAGTTACCAAGAAAGTATTTAATACTAAAGATTGGATAACAAAACCGACCGAAAAACCAGATAAAGTTGGTGTTGACTTTTTTGTTTTTGGGAAAGGAAGTAAAGAGAATATGGGATTGAAGTTTATCTTCAAGGAAATTCGTGGTGATGATACATTTACGATTGATAATGTCGCAGAAAGTAATTCAACTGAGATAATATCTAAGAGAGTAAAACGTAATACTGATTATAAAGTTACTGCGATTGCTACTGGAAAATATACAAAAAAACCTGTTACTGCTCCTGTTAGTGAGAAGTCTTATGATATAACAACTGAAGGTGCTAGTAACCAAGCAGGAAGAAGAGTTGTTAATAATGGTAGAGAAATTCAATTTGACGATGATTCTAAATTTGGTAGTTTTGATGAAAATGCTTCATTAAAAATTGAATCAACATCTCCTGGAGTCACTGCAAGATTTACTGATGATGCTAAACGACTAGTTGTTAAGGGAGATGGTGAAGTTAGTTTGAAGTTTAGTTGGGATGATAATCCTAGGGACTCTGGTCTTGCTGTTGGAACTTTAAAAGTTGGTAATGGTAAAAAAGTCAGTTGGACTACTAGACAAAGAGGTGAAACGGGTAGTGAAAGAAAAACTATTAAAGTTGGTAATACAAATACTGGTGCAGCAAGAGAGAACATTAATAAGAGTTTCTCTATTAACTATAATGAATTGAATAGTAAAAATAATCCTATTGATGTTTCTAGTAATGGAAGAAAAATAAAACTAAAAGACAGTGATGGTAGTGACACAAACGCAGAGATTACTATCGAAGATGTAAAAGGAGGTACTGCTAAGTTTTCTTCAGATGGAAGGTCTATTGAGGCAAATGGAGATTGTTCTATAAGAATAACTTTAGAATGGAATGATAACCCTAATATTGCAGGAGTTGCTCTGAATAGTTTTGAAATTGGCGGTAAAGTATGGAGACAAGAAGGAAGAAGTGGTAGTAAAACTCAAACGATTAATCTTGATGCCACTAGACAAACATCTCCAGCACCTGAAGTTGTAGCACTTGTCCCAGAACAAGGAACACTGAAGGAAGGATCATTTGGTTCTAATAAAAATGCTGGTGCTAAAGAATCTCCGAATCCATCTGATGTTATCTTCGCTGATATTATTGGTTCTACAAATGATAATGATGAAATGCAGATAAGATGTAGTAAAGGTGTCTTTACCCCATCAAACAAGAGAAAGAAAGTAGAAGGAACTTCTGGTCAAGGAACTCAAAAGAGAACCACTTGGGACCTTACATTCAGAGTTGATGCTGCAGAAGAAACTGTGTCAGAACCAATCACTAGTGTTGGCGATGCAACTTACAAAATTAGGAATAAAGAACTTTCTACAGTAGATACAACGGGAGGTCCTACACCCAATACTGCTCCTATAATTTCAAATCCAACTCTTGCAACATATAGAAAAGGTGATCTTGGACCATTCTTATCGCCATTTTTCCCAAATGGAACAAAGGAGAGTGGCAGTAATCTTCAAGGTAGAACTTGGGAAATGATATGGAAAAACGTTGATTTTCCGATTGATGGAGAATATAAAATTGAAATGCAAGTAGACGATAGAGCAGATCTTGCAATAGCTGATTCTAGTACAAAATCCAATGATGCAAATAGATTTAGAAGTGTAGCATCAGCTAGTCTTGATCGGGGAGTACAAACATATAGTATAAATGCCCCAGCAGGAAAAAAAGATCTTCGATTGATTCTGCAAAATATTGTTGTACCTGGAACTAGTTTTAGGAAAAATCCCACAGGGGTTTCTTGCAAAATTACATGTGAAATTCCTGTAGAACTTGCGGATCAGAGATCATGGTTAAGAAATCCTGTTGGAATTAGTGCAGTTCTTCTTGCTCCTCCTTGCAGTAGACAGGTTGGTGGTATTGGAACAGTTGCTAAAGTTATTGTTGAGGAACCAGGAAATTCTTATCGACCACCGCCCGATCCACCACCAGGCGTTCCTGGTCAAGTCATTATTACAGGTATTACACCACAAAAACCAGGTATCGGATACACTCCTGGAGATACTATCAATATTACTGGCATTGCCACCGATATTCCGATCACTATTGGTGAGTTTGGAAAGATTACTGGTGTTGGAATTGGAACTAGACCTGGAATTGGAACTGGACCTGGAATTGGAACTGGACCTGGACCTGGAATTGGAACTGGACCACCACCACCACCACCTCCTATTATCACCACTTATCCAAAAATTACTATTACTACTAGCACTGGAACTGGATTTGTACCAGGTATTGAAACTGAACTGCGTGTTGATACTCCAGAAGTTGATCCAGAGACCGTCATCCAGATCACTGACCTTGCTGGTCTTAAGCAGACTGGATATATTGAGGGTCGTCCATACTATGGAGAGGTCTTCTTTAAGAATGGTATTCCTTTTGCTGGAAGATATGAAACTGCTGGAAGACTTATCCAAGTCTATGCTACTCTTCAGGAGAGCATCGATGCTGAAGTCACCACTAGACCTTCTGCAATTCAGAGATCTGGTACTGATGTTAACAGCAACAATCCTAGACTTAACATTCCAGGAACTCCAGATAATCTTGCTTAAATAGTTCTTATTAGATAATATAAATGTCAACCAGATCTAATACAAATAATAGTAGAACAGGGCCACAGTCTGGAACTGCTAAACGTAACTATACTGCTCTTGATTATGGAAATGATCATGGATCTATTTCTTTTGGTAAGGTCCATAAGAAAGGAGATGTAACTTCTGGCGTGATGCTTCAGGCAAAGGATGGTCGTCATCGTTTCTATATGGATAATGATGGACAGAGACCAGGATATACGACACTGACAAGTCCCGGAACCACAAGGATCAGGTCTGGAATGGATCTTGACGCAGAGCAAGATGGTATCGTCCTTATTGCAGATAATGGTGATATTGACATTATTGCCAGTAATGGTAAAATAAGAATGGTTGCTGATGATATTGAGTTAGTTGCTGTTGGTGCTCTTGATCAGGGAAACATTAAATTGACTGCTAGTGAGTCTATTTTGTTAGATTCTAAAAAAACAGTATCTACTGCCAAAAACCTTCTTAGATTATCAACACCAAATACACTTGAAATTGTTGCAAATGGACAGATGAAAATGATTGCCTCAGTCATAAGAGGAGCTACTAATGCATGTGACGCAAAAGACGACAAGTATGGACATCAACGAATGATGAAAGATAACTTTAAGGTAGGATAAAATGTCATTTATTACAGACGATCAAAACATAGGTGGGCAACTTAAGGTAGGAATTGGTATTGTTCCTGCTATTGGCGAAGGTTTAACAAAAATAAATGGATCAATGTATTCGGAGGGCCCTGCTGTTTTTGGTGGTGCTACTGAATTTGTTACTCCATATGCAACAGTTTGTATTGGTCCGTATGCAAACTCTGATGACTCTCCCATCTCTGCTACCGTAGGAATTGTTCCCGGCTTTCTCCTTCCAATGGGTAATCATCTTCCATATTCCCTCGCAGTAGCAGGACCTAGTGCTCTCCTTGGAACTGTAGATACCGGGGAAAATGTTCATGTCGGTGGAGATCTAATTGCTCAAGGAAACGTCATGTCCAATAATGGTGGACACATTCTTGCAGCAAAGAAAAACTTTGATATCCCTCACCCAACTAGAGATGGATATAGATTACGTCATACTTGTCCAGAAGGACCATCTAATGATGTTTATTGTAGAGGAAAAGTCATTAATAAAAAAGAAATTTTGTTACCTACATACTGGAAGGGGTTAGTTGATTGGACAACAATTACAGTTAACCTTACTCCTATTGGAGCACATCAACATGTGATCGTCAAAAGAGTTGATGAAGAAAAGGTACATCTCCAATCAAATGGAGGTATTCCCATCAACTGTTACTATCATATCTTTGCTGAGAGAGCAGATGGAGAAAGACTTATCCCTGAATATGAGGGGGAATCACCTGCAGATTATCCAGGAAACAATGATGAATATTCTGTTTCTGGTTACCACTACGATAAGAGAGGAGAATAATGCCTAAATTTTTACCACCCGAGTTTAATAATACAAGTCACTGTGGAGATCAGCCAACTTTTGGTAGATTTTCTACAAGGTTTGATTATCCAACCAAAGCTATCACTCAAGCAAATGATTATCCTCCAGAGGCATGTCAACCTTGGATACATTACAATATGCGACTGGGAAATTTAGCAGTTGATAGAAATATACAGGCTGGTGGTGTTGTAACTGCTCCAATATTTCGAGGAACTATCAATAAACAATCATGGAAAGGATTTGATATTAAGCATCCAAATAAAGAAAATTATAGACTAAGGCATATTTGTCTAGAAGGACCAGAAGCAGGTGTTTATTTTCGTGGAAGACTTACAAATTCAAATATAATTGATCTTCCCGAGTATTGGAAAGGTCTTATTGATCCAGAATCAATTACAGTTTCTTTAACTCAAATAGGAACATCACAAGACTTGATTGTTGATTCTATTGAATGGGGGTCAAGAATTAAAATTAAGTCTGGAAATGGAACTGGTATTGATTGTTATTATGTAATTCAGGCAGCAAGGATTGATGGTGAACCCCTTATTGTTGAGTATGAGGGAGAAACTCCTGCGGAATATCCAGGAGACGATAAGCAATTCTCAATTTCTGGTTATGACTATGATGCCCGTGGAGATAAAAGTACGGAGGAGAGTGAATAATGGCAGAAAATCCATTTCTCAATAATCAGGACACTACTGGTGGCAAGGCAGGATTTGGTGCTTTTAAAGAACTACAAACAGATAAAGCATATGATGACGAGACTCTGCAACCAAATCCCGGATCGCCATTACCTGTACCATCTGGATCTACTCAAGGGTATCTAGAACAACGTAATGCTATATCTATTCCAGATTATGAGGGAATACAACTTCAAAAGTTTAGAGACTTCAAAAAGACTTCTGAAGCAATGGATGATATTCTTGAGAGAGAATATATTGATCCAATCAATGAAAAGAAACAGCAAATTGTCACTATAATGGCAACAGCACTTTCTGGAATACCTGCTAACGCAGATCCCCCTCTTAATCAAAAGTTAATTACAACAACTGATTCTGCACCAGATACAGGGGTTGTCTATTCGTCAGAGGCTTCTGGTGGAAATGCAGGAATCGGTACATTTGTCTATGCAACCATACCAGGAACTCCTGATATACCTGTTATTGGTGTAAGAGCAGACATTTTTCCAGATATTTTGGCAGCATATCATTATCCTAATTTATCTGACGGAAACCATGGAGATAGTGATCTACCTTTGGCAGGTGGAGAATTTACTAGAGTATCTAGAACAATCACTAGGTCCGAAGAGTATTCAACTAATACTTTAGGAATTGGAGAGACTGTTTATCATTCTGGTGATAATGATTATTCGGGTGCGGTAGGAGTAGTGACATCTCAAAGTTCTTTAGGATATTTTTATTTCTTTGCTGGTACAGAGGACTCTAATGGTGTTGGTGATAATATAAACAATTTAACATCAGGTGCTCAAAGTCAGGTTTCGGGATTGATTGATGAGATTGATACTTTAAGAACGAATTTACGTATTCGTATTGGTCCCCCTCATGTAGAAAACAGTGCAGGGATCAACACCCTGAGATCAAATAAATTTCAAGATGAATTGAATGTGTGGTATGATGAAGCAGGAAATAGGACCAGAAACATTGCTGATTTCCAAAGTGGTATGGATGCTCTGGTTGGAAATGCAACATCAATCTCCCAGTACAACAGTTGACACCGTGCCCTGATTGCCCTATAATAAGCAGGTAATCAAACAAACTCCATGCAAGACGAGTACTTGACCCGCTGTGTCGTTGATCCCGTTTCCCGTAAGTTTTTCCTGTATTCCAGTGAAGGTGGAGAGCTTGTCGTTGATTGCGAAACCGTGGATCAGTTCATGGCAGTGTTTGAAATGGTGCGAGACAAGTGTGATGGTGACACACTTGCATATGCTGACCCCCTAACCAAAAACGAACTTTGATTTCATTTTTGATTTATTATTTTTATGAATCATTATTGGTGGTCTTACGACCCAAATTTTTACAAAGAAATCCTAGAGTGCTACAATTATGAGACCAGAAACCCGACAATCTATGGAAATGTTATTCGCGGCGAAGTGGAATTTGCCCAAAGCAGCAAAGAATGCGGGTCTGACCAACAAGGAGATGAAAATCACTTTTAACGAATATTGCACATTTCACCCCCCTACTTGGAAAGAGGAGTGATTCCTTGGGAGTGTGATGAAACTGGTAAACATTGCGGCCTTAAAAGCCGTTGACCGTAAAGGTCTTGCGGGTTCGATCCCCGCCGCTCCTATTGCTCCACTAAATATAGTGGGGTATCCAATAGACCCATGAAATACCACATAGAAACCGAATATGCTTGGTATGATACACCAGAAGGAAGCAAAGTCATTCTCGTATATATGATACAGAATGTCCCTTTTACTTTCGATGAACTTCCCGAGATCGCAAGAAATCTTCCAGAGGTAACTCAATCTGCCAATGGAAACAAACGGTGGTCTACAGAAGAAATGTACAGAGCAAGTATGTATTTGATGGCAGAGGAATGTCATCCTATGATATATGAGTTAGAGATTGAGAATCCAGAACTTCTGCCTGTAGATTGATGCCTCTGTAGCTCAGTGGTAGAGCAGGGCTTTTGTAAAGCTCAGGTCGCAAGTTCAAATCTTGTCGGAGGCTTCTATGAAAATTAATTTATGGTATTCTAAAGGTATGCAACAATGGAGATGGACTCTCTGCGAAGAATTTAAGAATGGAGTAACAAAGATAGAGCAACATTCGGGGTCTCAACCGATGCTAAGAGACGCTATGAATGACGTTGCAAATACAGTAGAATATATCTTAGAATCAAAACAAAAATAAGTAATAATACTTAAATGAAAAGTGATTTTTATATAGATAGAGTAGATAAAGAGG